TCAGCGTTACCGATGTAGTCACGTGCACCTGGCACGCCAGCCTTAGCCTTTGCTACTGCCACGACCGAACTTCATGTCTTTAGGGTTGAAGTAACGCAACGCTGTTGGGCAGACCGCGCCAATCGCAGCTGCTAACAATGCGCCTGGGTCGGTGTTGCCTGTTACTGCAAGCGCAACAACCGCGGCAAGCATCGAGCGCCCGTAAGAGGCGAGCATGGCTTTGTCTTTATCCTTCAACATCTTTGGCTCCTTCTTTTGCTTTTGACTTTAACCCGTTTGAGGCCACTAAACCTGACAACGTGCCGGTCATAAATACGGTCAAGGTTGATAGCAAGTCTATAAATGCGGAATCGTTAGGGCTCTGATGGCCGATCGGCTGGGTCACGAACATGAGCGCATAAACAAAGCCGAGCACCGTAATGGCAAAGACGCTGGCAAGAATGATGCCAACTACAACGATTAGTCGAGCGTGAAGCTCCTCGGGTTTAAGGCGTGGTCTCATAAATTAAATCCCGTGTGCACGTTCCAGATGGATTGCAGATCGGTGGTTCGCATTCAGGTTTCCGCCAGTTTGCTGGGTTTTGGCATGGGTAGCGATATGAGCCGTCATAACCACATCCCGCGCAACCCCACAATACGACCGCAATTAGTGCGCCGTAGCCAATGAGGTAACGCCAACGCATTACGAAAGTAGCGCGGCTACTTCGTCGGCAGTAAGTCCAAGTTTGGCTATTGTGTCGGCTTTAAGTTTTGCGCGGTCTGCTTCTTTTTGTTCACGCGCTGCCGATGCTGCTTGATCTGCTTCAATTTGTGCGTCGTCTAATGGTTGCAAATAAATTGGGCATACGCTGTCGGCTGGTGTTATGTCTTTTGCCATTAGTTTGTTACCCCGTAAATAGTGATTAAACCAGTAAGGTTTCCCGTATTGGCTAACAATGTGAATCCGTCAAATTGTGTTGTGACGTTCACACCGCCAACCGACATTTCGACAAAACCAGATGTTGTTGGTACACCCACGTTTGACTGATTGCTGAAATAACTGTTTAATGAGGCAACTTGAGGTTGAAAAATTGTTGCTGTCGTAAAAGTTGGTGCGTTGGTTGAACTTGTAATAAATTCTGATGATGTTGTTACTGCTGGAGCATTTGCGCTTACGGTTGAGCCAGTAGCACGTATGTACTGCGAATAGTAATTGCTTGAACTTGTGTCAGTTCCTGCAACTCGAAAACGCAATGAAACAAAGTTGGTTGTTGAACGGCTTTGAATGTTTAGCATCATCAAATAGTTTGTGTAAGTTGACGTGAAAACGCCGTTTAAAGAAATGCTTGACGCGCCACTAAACGTAACCTGACCGTTTGCGTTTGCTGTTCCTGTTCCAGAACCCACCACAACCGAAGTAGGAACAACTGGGGTTATTCCGCCAGCGCTTGCAGCGAAAGTTAGATTGTTATTAAGCGAGGCTGCGGTCAAAACCTGCCCGGCGGTGTATGTGGTAAGCGGCATAGTGCTCCTTATCCTAAAACATTCTCTGCGTCGAGTGTGCCATACACCGCGTCATCCAAAATCAACTCATAAACGATCGTGGTTGGCGCGGTGCTGTAAAGGACGCTGTGGCCTGTGCTGAAATTCAGCCGATGCTCAATGCCCTCAACTGACAGCTCTTGAGCCAACTGGGTTGTGCCAGTACCGCTAGGGAACGACTTTTCTACGCTTATGGTGTCGCCAATGTCCACGGTTGCCAAAGTGTCCTTTTGGGCTGTGGTCAGCATCAGAAACTTGGTTGCCACGGACGTGTAGCGCGGTTCGGGCTCTGGGTTAAGCAGGTAGTCGGCAGCGTCATCAATGCTTGTTTGCTCATGTAGCAGGCTGTTAGTGATGCTTGTTGTCTGAATAAAATAAGTTGCAATAGACCCTGCATCGGTAGCGGTAGCGGTTTTGCCGTCAAGCCCTGTAACAACCGCGCGGTTAATTACCGAGTCCGCCTCAAACGAAATACCTACCCCGTCATACTTAAAGTTTGTTCCGTCATCATGAAAGTCAGCAACAGGCGCGCTTAACGTATTACCAATACGGTTTTGAAATGTAAGCACCCCAGCGCGTGACATAAACAAACGACCAAACTCGGCGGTCTCATTAATCTGCGTTAAGTATTGCAAAACGTTTGTTCCTGCCGGCACGGTGTAAGCGCTGGCATGGCCAAGGTTAACGGTGCCTGTGGAGATGCTTCGAGAGCCTGCTGGAAAGTCAACCTCGGGCAGATCAAGGACGGTTTCTATGCGTTCGCCTGATGTCTCTGGGGTGACGTTTAGTTCGTCTAAAAATGTTTGTGCAAGTAGGTAGAACTGGTCAGCGCAATACACGGTCACGGTGTCTAGACCGCCGAGCGCAAAGTTGTAGTCATAGTTGACGACATAACCGCTAAATAATGATTCGGGAACATTGGTTGAGCTGTAACGAATTAGTCGCACTTCGCGCAACGGTGCAAGACCTGGCTTGGCTTGTGGTGTGTCGTAGTACGGGCTGTTTTGGTCAAACGGGTTAAAAATGCCGTCCACGTCTTGGATGGTGAATGTCATTGTGCCAGCGCTGAACTGATCGCCCACGTCACGGCGACCGCGCCGCACGTTAACGCTGACAGTTGAATCCATCACATCGGCAAACTCGGTTGTACCGTCAAGCACATACTCGGTGTTATCTAATACGCCGCGCAATGAGTCGTTTAGGACGAACGCGTCAACCTGAAACCCTGTGGCGATCTGCAGGTCATAGTTGCCAGAATCAACAACCGATACGCCTGGCATCACGCCACCTGTAACTGCAACGGCCCAGCGGAACGCGAATAGGCGCGCAAGGCGTTCACGACCGATTCACCGATCTCTGCGCTTGTGGCAAGACCGCCTGTGACGTTAATAGTGATACCGCCACCAGATTGCATGCGATCTAACGGCACGACTGCCTCTGGGCCAGCCTCACCGATCAAAGCAAGCGTAGGACTAGACACGATGCCACCTTCAGCCATACGTGGCAAACCTAAACGACCTGCAGCTTGTGTCGGTGTTCCGCCAATTTGTGGCACAGGCAAGTTGGGCACTTTAGGCAAATCAGGCAACAACGGGATTGAGTTGTACGCGCTTACGATTGCGTTAACCGCGCCGATTGCAGCGTTGACCATGCCAGCAAAGAATCCGATCACGGTGTTGACAATTGCTTTAATGCCGTCACGGAACCATTCAAACTTGTTGTACGCGGTAACAAGCGCCACGACCAGCAATGCGATGCCGGCAGCGATCAGAGCGAACGGGTTAAGCGCCATGGCAATGTTGGTAACAACGATTGCGGCTGCTACTGCTCCGATAGCGCCAGCGATTGCTAGGAATGCCTGTGGGTTGTCTTGTGCCCACATTGCAAACTTGTTAAGTATCGGAAGCACGGCCTCGACTACTGGCAAGAGCGCAGCGCCGATTGACTCTTTGGTTTCGCCAATTGAGTTAGACAGAATCTTCATTTTGCCTGCAGCGGTCTCTGCGCTTGCAGCGGTAGCACCGCCGAACGTACCGCCAAGCACGTCCATAATTTCGTTAAGGCTGGCGCCCTCTTTTATCATCGTTGCCATCTCTGGACTCAACGATCGCAACGCCTTAAAGTTGCCTTGGTAAGCCTTGGCAAGCGCGTCGGCGACAGTTGCGCTATCTGTGCCGGTAGCGGTGCTGATGTCCATGACAAGGTTCATGTCACGCATGGCCATGTCCACATCTTTGGTACCGCGCACGAGCGCTTCTAATGCCAAGCGATACTCGGTGTCAGCAACGCCAGACGCTCGACTCATAGCCGAGATTTGTTTCTCAACCTGCGCGGTCTGTGCAGCGCCAGCGCCCGTCACATTTTGCAAAGTGAGCGCTAACGCCGCCTGCTCTTGCTGGTCTTCCATTGCGGCCTTGGTTGCGTCGCCGAGAGCAATAGCCAAACCGCCAAGCGCGGCAGCTGCCGGCACCGCAGCCTTCTTAATTGCAAACTGGGCTTTCTCCGATGTCGTTTCCAGTTGCTTGAACTGGGCAATAGCCTTCTTAATCCCTTTGCCGTCAAACTCTGAAATGATCGGGATATTGATTGCCATTACGGGGTTCCTCTGTTTGCTTCATCCATGACGCGCTTGACCAATTTTTCCATTTCAGACATGACATCGTTTTGGCGTTGCTCGTACGCTTTCCACATTACTCGCGAATGACTGCCATAGCGTGCAGTTAGCGCGCGCCCTAATGAGCCAGCCATAGACGTGTCAAACATGGTGCCAGTCGCGCCCTTCCATTGGATGCCAAAGGTTCCGACATTGGTTTTGTTTCCGCTATATTCCTTGATCGCTCGAGTATTAATCTTGGCAGCGATTTTTTGTTTCATGCCAGGTATCCACGGCAAGATTTGAAACCCTGATCGGGTTTGCCAGTTGCGCGCCATACCAGACAGCGGAACGCCAGTAGGCACAAGTTTGTTTGCATCGTCAATAACAGGCTTAACAATCTGTTTGTAACTTGTTGTAATTTCTCGGCGCAGGTTTTTGTCAATCTTGTTGAGGGTCTTCAAGGCATCCTTAAGCCCTACGACCTCAATCTTTGCCGATACTTCCGCCACGTTATTTCCTTTTTTTGTTTGCCTCGTTAAGCACTTTAATGACCGTTGCCATATCTCGAGCGTCAAACACAATGTCGCTAGGCCACCAACCGACCGCAACCAGTATTTCTGCTAGTTGGCGGCGGTAGGTGCCGCGTCCGTAGGGTTTGGGTCGGTCTCGTCCAATACCGGAATGATCTCCAGCTCTGGGTTTTTGCTAATCCATTCGCGCCAGTTGTCACCGACTTGCTCACCTTTAAGTTTTAAGATCGTGTGCATCCAACAGCAGTAATCGCTGTAAAGCGGGTTAGTTGATAGTTGCTGAATGTTGCGACGTTCAAGCCGTTCCCATTCAGTAACTACAAACAGGTTGGTGTAGTAATACTCGGGTGCGCTGTCGGGCGTGCGCTTAAACTGCAACTTAATTTTCATGTTTCTCCTATGTCGGCTTGGAGCCGTTATTTATGCGGTGGTGTCAATCGTCAACGCGCCACCCATGAACGTAATGTCATAGGTTGACAACTCGCCAAGGGATGCGTTAATAACTGGCAACGACTCAAGGTAGCAACCAGTCAAAATAAACTTCGGGTTAGTTGCTGACTCTGCACCTGACGCTGGGGTCAAGGTGATGTTGGTCTTAGTGCCAACCAATGGGAACAAGGTTGCGTAGGTTTCGGTCGCTGCAAACGACGCGTACATCGTCAAGGTCACTTCGTTGTTGACAAGGCCTGCGGTGTAACTGCGTGAGTTGGTGCCGAACGCGGTGTCTTCAAGCGCTTCAACCAGATAGGTCAATGTTGCTGCGCTGCACATGTCGGTCAGATCAACGCTGTTAATTGTGAGGACTGGATTCGAGAGGTAAGTGCTACTGGCCATAAATGCTCCTTAGGTTATGTTCTGATAGTAGATGATTTGTGTTGCTTAGTTGTGGATTACGAAGTCTGGGCTTGGATAGCGCA